CTCTCGGCCAGTTCCGCCCGTCGCTCTGCTTCGGCGTTCTCTTCCTTCTGGAGCTTGACCTGCTCCTTCTGGAACTCAGCCTCCGCGAGCTGGCGTTCGAGGATACGCTTCCGGATCTCGAACTCGGCTTCGGAGTCTTTGATCGCTTGACGACGACGCCGAGCGACTTCCTGCATGGCCGCAGTTTCGTCGTCGATTGAAAGGTTCGCCTCCTCGATCGCTTTGCTTTCGGCGACTCGTTCTTCGTGGATCTGTCGTAGACGGGCCTCGTGGTTCATCTTCAGAAGTCGAAGACGATCTTCAAAGAGAACCCTCTGAATGCGAACGTCAGACGCGCCCATGAGCTTCATGAGTTCGGCCTGGGCTTGAATCTGTCCGCCGAGTGCCGTCGCCGCTTGGCCTGCTCTCTTCGCTGCGAGCTCCATCTCGTAGAGCCTGTTTCGGGCCTCAGTCGCTCCTTCGCTCGCGTAGAAAAGAGCTTCGGCGAACTCGTTGAACGACGTCACGAGCGGACCGATGACCGGAAGCGAGTTGAGCATCTGGACGACGCCCTCGCCATCACCGGCGAGGGCTCGAGCCGCAGCCCCGCCGAGCTTGAACGCACCTTCGGCGAGGAAGAGACCGGCGGAGACCTTGCCGATCGTCTTCAGCAGGTTCTCGAACGCCGGGTCGGCGTTCTTCTCGACGGCATCGGCGATCTTGTTCGCCGCCTCCTGCGTCGACTTCGCGGCCTTGTTGAGGGCCTGCTCGAGCTCTTGGATCTTGGCCGAGATCTCGACCTCGAACTGGAAGTCAACCATGGAGTCGCCTCATCTCTCGCTCGACGTGGGCGCGGTGATCGACCGGGCCACCACCCGCGCCGCCTATCGCCTTCGCCTCCCGCTCGAGCATGCGGACGACCTCGCCGAGGTAGGCGTCGAACTGGTCGATCGGAAGGTGCATCGGGTTTCCTACTCCTGGGAGATACTTCGCGATGATCGCCGACTCGGCGTACCACTCTCGAGGGCGGTCTACGCCTTTCCCTCGGCCCTTCCTTCCCCGTCACCCTTGAGGGCGTCGAGATCCTGTCCGAGGAGCCAGAGCCCGCACCGCGTGAGCTCCTCGGGCTCGACCTTCTCGATCCACGCTGGACGCTCGCCGGCGGCGACCTCGATCATCCGGATCGCCCACCGCACCTCGAACGGGAGCCGCATCAGAGCCATAACGCTCTGAGAGCCATCTCGAAGCCGCTGGAGCTCCTCGAGGCGATCGGAGGCGTCGACGCCTGCCGCTTCCAGGTCCTCGACGAGAGCGGCTCTCCGGGCCTCGTGGGCCTCCTCGAGGAGAGCGATGATCTGGGACGGGGTGAGGCGGGCGACCTGGATCGCCTTGCCGTCGATGGTGCGGGTGTAGGGCTTCATTCTTCTGTCTTTCCTTTCTGGATGATTCCGGTCGAGACGACCTGCGTGGACTTCTCGACTCGGTTGGCTTCGATCCGATCCACGACGGATCGATCGAAGATCTTGCAGTGGCTCAGAGCCCGGTCGATCGCGACCTCCTCGGACATCTTCGACGGCGAGATCCTCACGGTCCTCGAGGTCCCGTCGACGAAGAAGATGGAGACCCTCCAGTCCTTCGGCGAAGGACGGAGGATCCCCGTGTTCACGAGATCGTGGAAGCGTCCGGGCTGCATTAGGTGGTCTCGTCCCAAGTGGTCGAGATGCCGTCTGGGTCGTTCATCTCGAAGTTGAACGTCACGGTACTCTCGCCGTCCTGAGTCACCCCAAAGTCGAACGAGTTGAACACGGCGTCAAATGTGATCGAGAGGTCGTCGTTCGCATCGGCTACGCCGTCGCCGTCGACATCCACAAAGAAGAGGATGATCGTACCGCCTGCTCGGTCGTCGAGAGTAGTGACGGTGTGCTTGATCGGTGAAATGCCGTTGTCATTTGCTGATCCCGAGCCACTTCCGTACAGAGGGAAGCCTCCTGCGCTCCCGGTGCAATCGATGACACCAGACGCTCGTCGGTTTTGCACGCTTGCGCCGAAGCCGGTCGTGACCGTCGTCGTTCGTGTGAGGTTCGCCGACCAGGTGTTCAGTCGGGCGTTGAAGCCGGAAGGGAGCACGCATGCCCCGTCCGATCCGTGTGCGTATTCGGTTCCCATTAGTCGGTCTCCTCCCAAGTGAAGACTGGCTGCGATGCGTCAGCGCATTCGAAGTTGAAGGTCACGGTAGCCTCTCCGCCCATGCTCGTCGAGAGTGCCACGCTGCTCATGACGCAATCGAACTCGAGGGAGCACGCACTCGGAGCAGATGCCCACGTGAGCGTGATCGACCCGGCGGCCTGGTTCCCGATGATGCCATCGACTGCGCTTCCGTTCGAGGCGTCGTAGTTCGGAGTACCAGCGGCTGATCCGGTGATGTCGACGACCTTCGACGCGATCCTTCGCGCGCCCGTGTCGCCGAACCCGGTGATGACTGAAGTCGCTCGCGAGATGCTCGCGCTCCATGTGTTGATGAGGGCTGAACTGTTGGTCGGGAGCGTGATGTTCCCGTCCGATCCGATGGCGACAATGGGCATGGTGGAACTCCTAGCTGGTGGAAGTGGCGACGATCTCGAACGAGGTGTCGACCCGGAAGACTTCGCCGTCGGTCTCCGGAGTGCCACGGGAAAGAACACGAACGAAACCCCGGTCGTGGTTGTCGACCGAGAGGGACTGCTGATCGAGGAGGTCTGCGACCTGCTTCTCGATGTCGACCATCGCGTCGGGACCGCTCTCGACCTTGCCGAAGATCGTCACCGTGAACGTCGCGGTCTGTCGCGACGTGCCGCCGAAGAAGTGGTCGACGTCGGGCGGGTCCATCGTGTAAATGATGAGAGGGAACGCGGACCGAGCCGGAGCCTCGAGGGCATAGATCCGATCCGACACCGAGGTCCGGACCGGGTTCGTCCCGCCGTCGGTGACAGCGGTCAGCCTCGCGTAGACGGCTTTCATGAGGTCGACGCTCATCAGATCTTCCTCATCTTCGCGGAGTCGACGAGCTTCTTCTGCGTCCGCTTGGCGACCGACGCGATCTCCTTCCCGATGCGGGCGAGGACCTGTCGGTTCTTCAGCGTGGGCCGGACATAGGGTCGATTCATCTTGAGCTCGAGACGGCTGGCGTAGTCGACGTCGCTCCCGACCTTGAGCGTGATCTTCGAGCCGCGTCTCTGTCCCTTCTTCGCAGACGTCCTCCAGGATCGAGCGAGCGTGCCGGTGACCTTCGCCGGCGGCTCGCCGGGTCGGGAGGGTGTGAGCCCGGTCCGGTTGTCCTTCCGGTTCAGCAGGTTCTTGATGCCCGGCGACTTCGCACTCCCGAGGATCACGATCCCGATACGACCCACGATCTCGCGGTTCGCCTCGTTCATTGCCTTCCGGATGTCGCGCGCGCTGAAGTTCGTCCGGACTTCGGCCTTCGCCTTCTTCGTCATCCGAGCACCTCCTCGGCTTCGACGATGGTGTGACAGAGCGAGCTCGTGGTCGGCTTCTCGCCTGGAGTCGTCACCGACCGGATCTCCCACGTCGCACCGGCGTAGACGATGCGGTCCTCGATGTCGAGGGACTTTATCCCGTTGAAATAGAAGCGGGCGTTCCGCTGTCGCGTCTCGCGTCCGCCGGTCGTCGGGTCGGAGCCTCCCGAGATCTGGACGAACGCCTTCTCGATCCCGAGGCTCGTCGTGAACGACTCAACACGTCCGCCGATCGCGTCGAGCGATCCGGCGTTCTTCGTCGACGTCGCGATAAAGACGCCGTGCTTCGCGATGAGTGCTCGGATGCTCAACGGATCTCCCGGTACGCGGCGAGCTTGTCGACGTAGCTCGCGAGGAGTTCCGCCGTCCCGGCTCGGGTGTAGGTGTAGTCGCCGAGGGACTCGCTCGTGACGTTCCTCTCGTTCGTTCGATCGTTGTAGATATCCGCCGCGATCTCGATCGCGATCTGCTCGAGGTCGTCGGGGACCGTGCCATATCCCGCCGTATACTCGACGAAGACGGGCTGGAAGCCGGACGGGAATCGGTTCGCCGAGGCGTCGTCCGATCGGATGCCGGGGAAGCGGTCCGCGATGATGTGGACGAGCCCCATCTCGAAGTCGACCCGGTACTCGGACACGTTGTCCCTGGGGTACTCGAAGTTGCACGGGGCGTCGATCACGCCGCGACCGCCGAAGCGGTAGAGGCTGTAGGAGTAGGCGTTCTTCGTGAGCGTCGCGGACCAGCCGGAGACGCTCGAGTTGATCTGGGTCACGAGGGCCGAGGTCGTGTTATAGCTCGAGAAGGCGAGCGTCGCGGTCGAGTCGGTTCCGTCGCTGGCGATCTTGCGGAGCTTGAGCTGGTCGCCGTTGTTCTCGACCGTCGCGAGGACGTCGGTCGACGAGGTGTCGCTCTCGACCGAGAACGAGATCGCTGAGCCATAGGCGACC